GCTCATGCGGCGCGTCGTAGGCTTTGCCGGTGTTCGTGTTGCCGCGCGGCATAAAGCCGTTCTTGTGGCACCACTGGGCAATCGCCGCAAATTCAAGGCGGCTCATGAGGTGCCAGCCGCGTCCCTTTGCTTCGCAAGCTGCTTTCGACGCGTCGAAGTTAATCCAATTTGCCGGATCTTCGTGCGCGAGAGAATACGCGCGCCCGCCGACTACGACGTTCGGATACTTTGAAATCATGATTTCCGGAACCTCTTTGCCGTGGACAATAAAGGCCGGATGCGTACCGGTGCCGAGAGTGCCGGATGGGTCGACGTCCTCAAGATTGAATTTCGGAATGACGACCATCACGGACGGGTTTCCTGCATTGTCGTATACGAGCGTATTCTTGCCGCCGCTTGCGTGCTCAATTGCTTTGCGGTCTTTGTCGATGATAAAACTTTCCATTTCGATTATTCCCCTTTCGTCTCAGTGCTGGTAGTGCTTGCCGTGGTGTCTGCCGCTTCGAGCGGATACTGCATCGGCAGGAGTGTGAACTGAATATTGTCAACATCAACCGGGATGCGCTCGGGCGCAAAGACTTCTTCGTCTTTATCGTTCTTCGTGCCGGTATCGACGTACTGCGTTTTGTACGGCGGAATGTCTGCAATGAGAACGGGCATAATGCCTGCGTCAAAGCCAATTCCGAGCGTACCGCTGTAGTCCTGCATGATGTAGATCCGTTGCGCGGTGTCCTGCTGCGCTTCCTGCAAATCAACCGAAACAGTATTTTCGCCCTTGCCGACAAAAAGCGTCGTTCCGTCAACTTTGAACGGTACGTATTCCGGCTTTCCCCATTTCTCAGTGATTTTATCAATCAGCATATTCTTGCCTCCTTCAAGCGTTTCAAGCGTTTGGCTGCGTCATCGTCCAGCGGACGACAATATTGTCTGCCTCGCCGTGGCTGCGAATCGTAAAGCCTGCCGGGCCTTTGCTGACGACTTCGAGCACCGTATCACGGTTATATGCCGTACTCTCGATGCTGACGTTGACGTCGTATGCGCTTCCAATCGCTGCGTAAGGCAGGCGTACCGTGACGGACGGAATCGTGCCGTAAAGATTCCTGTAGCGGCTCTCCACACGGCGAATGTCGGTAAATTTTACAGCATTGAGATTTGCCGCCGTGTCGCCCGCAGGGACAGTAATGCGGTACAATCCGAGCTTGCCGTCCGGCACACTGTCCGCGACTTTGACCGTGTACTTATCGTCTTTGCCGTCTACATATGCGTAGTAGTCAATCGGCGCGCTGCTACTGTTTGCGGGCACGGCTGCTACGCTGTCTTGCGCGTCGTAGATTGACACGAAATGGCCGTCTACATACAGCAAGGAATAATTCTTTGCGTCGTATGTGCCGGTGCGCGTGATCTTGACATTGCGCGTGCCTGAGATTGCGTTGACGGTGCCGCCAAAAACGACGAATTTGTTGTAGATCGTCGCAGTTCCCTGCTGGATGCGCTGATTCTTCCACGTTTCAATCTCTGCTGCTTGCTGATGCACGGCGGCGAAAAGCTCTTTCAGTGCTGCCTTGTCGCTCTGCTTGTCGCTGTCCTGCTCATAGGCACTTGCGACTGGGTAGATCGGTGTCACATCGCTTGCCGCGATGACGTCGTGATAAAGCCCCGTCGCAATCGTCACACCGGAACCGTATGCCGGTGCGCCACTCGGATTGTTTACAGTATTATACGCCGTCTGGTTGTGGCGATGGACGTGGAAAAGCGGCAGTGCGTAGACGTAGCCGTCGACGCACTTAAGTGCCGTACACGCGGCACTTGAACCGTCGCCCGCACGATACAGGCCATTGCCGACGTTGCTGAAAGTGTAGTTCGTGTCGCTCTGTGCTCCGGCACGCGCTTTCACGCGGTCGCCATTGTCGACGCCTTTGGGGTGGGTCGTGAAATTCACGTCAGTGACGGTGCGGATGTTCCAGCGTAGCTGGATGCGGCGCGTCGTCTCATCGCCGGCCACATTGTCCTGTAAATCGTTGGCAAGCGTCCCGGATGCGATACCGCCATAACGGTAGACGTTCTCGTCATCATCCTCGGGACTGCCGGACGGTGCAACTTCTTCGAACCAGCATTCTACGAATGCGAGGTCCTCGCGACTGCCGCTGTTTGGTGCGGCCGGAAAAACAATGTCCGATGCAGCATCGTTCCGATTGCTTCCTGACAATGTTAGTAGCCAGCCGTTGACGCACGCCATTGCGCCGGAAATCCTCAACGTATTTTTCTTGTCTGTAATACCCGCCTGAACGTCCATGCTAATGATCCCTGACGACATGATTGTTCGCAGGATGTCGGCTCTTAACTTATTTTGAATCTGCTGCATTAAGTTTAATTCGGAATCCAGTAGCGGCTTTGCTTGTTGGAAGGCCACTAAGCTGAAGTTCCGATTATTGGGGCTCAAGACTCTTGAAAAGCCAGTCGACCCGGTTGGTCCATTTTCCCAAAGCTCACGAGTTGTCGTATCGCCTTGAAATTTTACTATCTCTTCGCTCATGTTCATTATCCTTTCTAAATTTTAATGTATCCCATCAATGCGTGACTATTTAAAATCACCCCCTTTGTTGGAGAGAAGCGTTTGATGATTTTACCAGGTACGGTTGTTTCAACTGCTCTTTTTTTGGTTGTATGATCCGTCATATTTAGCAGCGTGGCTCCGTATTTCTGTACAATATCTTTATAAATGGGTGTATGGACCATCCGACGTATGGTGGTGGTAGGGTTATTATTAGTCAACCGTCTCCCGTTGGTGAGCGCACCGGCGAAAGTTTTCATTGTCGTATGTGTTATTTTTACTTCGCTTTTTTCGTATTCCTGGACCTGACCGCTGTTTAAGCGAATATCTTTTCCCCCATTCACCGTATTAGTTTTGAAGGTTTTCCATCTGTGTGTTATATGCAGCGTCTGGTCTTTGGAATTAATTTTAACGACTCCGTTGTTCGTGGTTCCCCGTGTAAACTGCTTTTCGATGACCTCCTTGTCATATCCGATGTCGATTTTCTTTATTTGGGTAATTCCAACATTGTTTAGTGAGTATCCCCCGGTGTTAAATGCTTTTTCCTTTTTCTGATCATTTTTGGTGGTAGCCCACTGCTTTTTATATGGCTGGCTGTCATTCAAAACTATGCGTCTAAATTTTCCATTTATCTTTTTTCCTGAAAATATAGTTTCGTGGTATTCGATTCGGACTACGCTATTTTCTGTTCTTTCTGCCGTGCCGCATGATTTGTTTAGCCCTGTTTTAAAAACGATTCCCGTTACCCAAGTTGTTTTGTGTGTTTCTGGGATGTATAAATCGTCTCGCTTGCAGCTGTTCAGTTTGAACGGATTGCTGGCAAATAAAACGATATAATCCAGCCAAGAGCGGACATTTTTTACGCTATTTATGGTATGAATTATTTCATTCTTCTTAGGTGCGATGGTTTTAATATCGTCAAGGCTGCCTTTCAACCGAAACATGTATGGCTTTCCATTGTATTCATACCATTCTTCGATCATGCATTTCGCAAAAAGCTTATCTATGACATCTTGAACAATGGCTTTCGTTCCTTTTTTTCTATGCCATATTAGTGATTGCTTGATAGCGCCCCTTTTGGTCTTCTCTGGCCAATTGGCATCAAAATTTTCCAGGTGCCATTGCCAGGCCATAACATTTAATATGTTGTCTGTTAACTGGTCAATATTTGATACTAATACGCCATTTGGTAGCTTGCTGGCACTATACTGATTTATAGCATCTATGGATTTTGCGGCGGCTACAATATTCTTATCGTCGCATAGATTGGGCGGCAAAATGTCGATCATGCTTATGCTGGGTAAATTTTTACTCATCTTCTAATCCTCCATACAATGCATTCGTGGTCGATGCAATAGCTACTTGATGGTTGTTCACGACGGTATCAGAAGCTGGTGATGTGATTTCCACCCGTTTTGCGCCTGCCGCCCTAACACGATAGTAAAGTTCGGTTCTGTTGATGTCTCTTCCTAATTTGCTTTTTTGCCATATAACATAGTCTCTGACCGCTTGCTCTACTTTTTGCTTTATGGTTAATTGATTGGCTTTATCTGCGCTGCTAATGTAGTATGTGAGATTAATCGTATAAAATAATGTCGTCGGCTTGCTTACAGTGACATAGTCAGTCAAAGGTCGTACATCATCTGCGTTAATTTTTTCTTTTACAAGCGCCAGTGTTTCGTCTTCTGGTAGTTCTCCATTGGTTAGTAAAGGGTAAACGGTAACTTTCCCGGGGCTTGGGCTTTCTACTGCTACATCGACAATATTAGAAGATGCCTGTTTGGCGTAATAAGCATATGCCCCCGTAGGCCCTGTCGTTGGAATTTTTTCCGGAGCCTCATGGATTCGCTCGCGATAGGCTTCATCACTCTCACGTTCTGCCCCACCTTCTGTCGCGGTGATATTGGTGATTTTCGCCACATAAGGGACATTGTCTACGATATTTTTTACGGTATTAATGTCGTATCCGTTGCCAATGGTTCCTTTCTGTTGGCAAAGAGCCCGTCCTGTCGCTGTTTGGCTTCCAATGGGTACGTCGATGTCTTTTTCGATGGAGAATACGACATTGTCGTCCGTCGCGACTCTGGTCCCGACCGGGACGATGACGGTATGGTTCTGTACAGCTGATAGCGTCACCTGGACAGTGGTTGTGGCTGCCGTTGCTTCAATGCGGTCGCATCCGATAAAATTTCCGATGTGATCCATGGCATCGCCTTTAGTGTAAGCCAACAGGTTCATCTTGAAGGCATGATTAAACGCAACCCTTTGCTGTATGATGATAAGTGCCAAAGAGTTGAGGAACAGCCGCAAAGGGTCCGCCCTGGCCAATTTTCTTCCTAAAATTCCTTCTGCGATGGTAATGATGCTATTTTTAATAGTCTCTGTGTCTGTGTCCAAGAATTCGACATCTGGTAAATCTTGTAATCGCATGTAGTCACCTCCTACTCGATAATTTTTACGCTGACGATAGCGCTGATAGTTCCTTCAGCGGCATCTCCTTTAAAGGCCACTTTGGTCACAGATGCCCTGGGTTCGTATTGATGTACGGCCGCTATGATTTCGCTGCTGATTCGTGCCTGGGCTACGGCAATCGGAGCATCCAGCATGCTGGCATCAATGCCGAGTTCCCGGTCCAGGGGGACCGTATATTTCGGCGTCGTCAAAATGGTTTGTACATTTTGGACAATTTCGGCCGCCGTGGATGAAGGCGCGAAGTCAACATGATCTAATTCCATTTCCAGTACTACATTCACGACTCTTCATCTCCTTCCATTGCCAAATCATAGTCTCCCCCTAAGACGATCATATCGTAAGCGGAAAATAAATCGGTGGATTTAATCTCCTGGCTGTTTGTGAGACAATAGGCTCATCAAACAGGATGAATTAGACCAATTAGAGTTTCTCCCATTTTGTCTAAAAACTCTAATTTATCCTATTCAGTAAGGAGGATGTTTTTGGATACTCAAAAAATTACACACGAAATAAGAATGAAACACTGGATGCAGATCATCGCGCAGCGCCAGCAGAGTGGCTTAACGGTGAAGGAATTCTGTGCGCAGCAGGATATCCCTATCAAGCAGTATTACTACTGGCAACATAAACTCCGTATTCGTTTCGCACCGGCACAGGCGCCGGAAACTAAAAAGGAAGAAGTCCCCACACTAGTCCCTCTTTCGGCGGCGATTCCCGTTCAGGATTCCCTTATCGTGCAGTGTGGTGCGTTTTCCCTGGAAGTGACGGAGCATACTTCTGAAAGACTGCTGCAAAAGACGCTGCAGCTACTGCAGAAGGTGAATGCTTGATGGATTTGCATATTTCAGCAGAACATGTCTTCATCGCCTGTGGCTATACGGACATGCGCAAGTCCATTGACGGACTCAGTGCCATCATCGCCCAGCAGTTCCAGATGGATCCGTTCCAGCTTTCTCTTTTCCTGTTTTGCGGCCGTCGCCGGGACCGGTTCAAGGCCCTGCTCTGGCAGGGTGATGGTTTCCTGCTCCTCTACAAACGCTTGGAAAAAGGAAGGCTGCAGTGGCCAAGGACACCTGATGAAGTCCGGGAACTCACACCACAGCAGTACCGCTGGCTCATGGAGGGGCTGTCTGTTGAACAGCCTCGGGCCGTGCAAAAGATTACGCCGAAAACGGTTTTGTAAAATAGCCGAAACCCTGCATAAACGCTAGGGGTTTCGGCTGTTTTATGGTATAATAGATTTATCACAAATCCGTAAGATTGAGGTGCCGTATGACAGATATCCGTGAACAGGAAATGCAGGGGAAAATCAATGAACTGACCGCGCAGAAAGCGTCTCTGGAAGCAGAGAACAAACAGCTGCGCAAGCAGGTCGAATGGCTGCGCAAGGCCCAGTTCGGCCGCAAGTCAGAAATCAAGAAAGTCGTGTACCCGGAAGAACAGATGAGCCTGTTCAATGAAGCCGAAACAGAAGCGAAACCCAGCGCTCCGGAACCGGAAATTTCGGTCAAGCCGCACAAACGCAAGAAAAAGGTCGGCCATCGTGAAGAATTACTGGCCAAACTGCCTCATCAGAAAATTGTCGTCGAACCGGAAACGACGGTCTGCCCAGAATGTGGCAGCACACTTTCGCCGGTAGGCGAAGAATTCATTCGTTCGGAAGTCGTCTACATCCCAGCCCGCGTGGAAGTAAAGGATTTCTATCGTAAAAGTTATGAATGCCGTACCTGCCGCAAGCAGGGACAGCCTGCCATCCTGAAAGCAGCCATGCCTCAGCCGGTCATCCCTCATTCTATCGCCTCACCATCGGTGGTCGCCCATGTCATGATGCAGAAATATGGCTATGCCCTGCCACTGTACCGCCAGGAAAGCGAATGGAAACGCATCGGCCTGGCCTTTTCCCGGGCCAATCTGGCTAACTGGATCATCATCGCTTCCAAAGAATGGTTGGCCCCGGTCTATGGACGGATGCATGAGATGCTCCTGGAAGAGCGCTGTCTCCATGCTGATGAAACACCTATCCAGGTGCATAACGAAAAAGGCCGTAAAAATACGAGCAAGTCATATATGTGGGTCTATGCCAGCACGGCTTTGAATCCCACGCGGAAAATCCGTTTGTTTGAATATGCGCCGACGCGCAGTGCCCATTGTGCAGAAACTTTCCTGGAAGGTTTCTCTGGCTACCTGCTGACGGACGACTATATCGGCTACCGTTCCATCAAGACAGCGGGGCATTGCCTATGCTGGGCCCATGCCCGACGGAAGTTCGTCGATGCCGCTCCGGCTTATGCTAAAGAAACGGATGGACTCGAAAACACCTTAGTCAAAGCGGGTATCGACCAGATCAGCCAGTTATTCGACAAAGAAAAAGAATATAAATCGCTCTCACCGGAAGAACGGTATGAACGACGCCTCGGGGAAGAAAAGCCTATCCTGAAGGCGCTCTTCGCATGGGCAGAAAATAATGTCGACAAACTGCTGCCCAAATCGCCGCTGACAACGGCCATGAATTATCTCCTGTCGAACCGTGACGGGCTGACCTGTTACCTCAAAGACGGGCACTGTGACATTTCTAACAACACCGCGGAAAACAGCATCCGGCCTTTTACCGTTGGGCGGAAAAACTGGCTTTTTAGTAACAGCCCCAAGGGAGCCAAAGCCAGTGCCATCGTCTACAGCCTGATTGAAACAGCCAAAGCCAACGACTTGGACCCCGAACGGTATCTGAAATACCTCTTTGAAAAGTTGCCAAATACAGCAAACTTCAAAGATGCCGAAACCTTGGATCAATACCTGCCTTGGGCAACAAAGACCCAGGAAAAATGCAAAGAATAA